CCGTAGGAAAACTCCCCTGGGGGAGAAAACCCATGATCGCCTCAACGGCAGGTTACTGTGCGAACAGAACCATCACGCGCTCAACGAGAGCAAATATTCCCTTTGTCAACCACTGTCCGGCGTCGTGATAAACACGATCATCAAGTGAAGATACTAACACCCATAGCGGTCTTAGATCAGGTAATGTCGGTCGGTAGACATTTTAATAAGCTCGCCTAGCTTAGCCCTGAGGGGGGTCCAACACTCCTCGTACTCTCATTCATCCCGCGTCCATTACAAACGCGGCAAAGCAACAGCTGTCAAAACCTCGTAAGAGGGGGCCAGAGGTGTATTGTGAATTTCAGGCGGCGAACCGCCCACTTACACACATTACATGACACAGACTGAAGCAGCCCGCAGGGACTACACAGAGCTACGCACGAGTAGCATTTTCTCCTTCCCATGAGGTTATTACTCCTCATAACATCACCCGCTACGCATTGCTTTCTCTATACACACCAGTGTATCAGAAGGTACTACGCATGCACCTCGGAGCGCCCTCCGGCTCCTCCTAATTTCACCCCCGCCTCTAGTGCGGCCCCGGCTCTGCCGACCATCGGAGTGCCAAGAGCTCCCAGCGCTCCCTCGCTGGGATAAGGTTCATGTACCACAAAGGTACACGATGAAGGATAGGAGAAGAAGAAAATTCCCTCGCCAAGTACTTGGACCACGGTAGGAGTTCTGAGAACCTCATGACTACCCCGGAGTACTTGCAATTGCAAGGGAATAACCTCTTCTGCCTGAAGGAGAGTTTGACGGCGCGACCAGGAATAGGCCTGGAGCGCCGCAACTCGGCCCAAGATTTCTTCGAGTCCACCCTGGTGGTGAACCGACCCTCAAAGTTCCTGGAACACAACCCAGATCCGGAGAAAAAACTCTCCATCGCGCAGGCCGCGTTCGTCTCTTTTGTCGGGTTCCTGATGCTGGTAAAAGCATCAGGAATACTTTCTTGGGAGGGGATTGAGTTCTTCAAGGTATAGACCTTAGCGTATCGGTTGACGACGGACAAAAGTCCGGAGGATCTGATAAGCGGGAGGTCATCCCTTGAAAACCCAAGGCTAGAGAGAGGTAATCCCAGGGCCAGGAGAGAAACGCAAAGTTTCATCCAGCCACGGAACCACACTTGAGCCGCCCTCTCTATGTTCGGTGCCCCCGTAACGAAGGTCCTTAAACGGGACCCTACACGGGAGGGGTGCACGTCAGCCTCGGGTACCAGAGCCCTCAAACGCAAAGTAGGACATTGTTCAACCAACCCGCCTTTCAAGATAAAAGCGGTAGAGTTGATCTCACAATGAGACTTAGCGTAGGAGGTTTTGGTACGCTCTGGTGTTAAACCCAGAGAAGGAAGTCGTGCGAACCACGGGGAAGGATCTGATGTCTCCGCGACTAAATCGTCGCCGTTGATCAACATCGGAACCTCCCCAAGAGCATATTTCGTAACCAGGCGATTGTATAGACAGAGGAGGGGGAATGATAGGAAAAACCCCATCATTTGACCCCTCTCGACTCTGAACAATCCACCTGGCCCCTTGACCAATGCGTTCAACGAACTCATTGCAAGGTCCTTTGCCCCCGGGCTCACACGGCTGGTACCCGCCAAAATGGTACCAAGAATTTCTTTTGTCACCCTCAAGTCTAAGCTGTCAGTGGCTCCTTGATAATCTCCGGAAAGGAGATTATGCTCGAACCTAAAGCCTGCAGCCCTAAAACTTGAGGGATTGGGGGGTCCGACCAAAAGCCAACTCTCACGACGCAATCTATTAAAGATCGCATGGTGAAGAGGGGCCAAGGCCGCGAAGGAGGGGGGTTGCATGGTGAGGCAACGAAGCTTTCCAGCAGTCGGAACCTCAGCGTACTTAGCGACGCAATCAGTATCAGGGGCCTCCTCAAGAGCCCTAAGATATTGGTCGTAGTCGGCATAAGCCGCGGCCATTCCCCCCTTAACCCTAGAATGGGTGGAACAAGCAGCACCGGAGACTGGAGACTGAAGAACAGCTCTAGTCCAAGCCTGCTTGGAACACCACCCACTAGGGAACATCGACCTAACCTCACGACGGACGAAAGCGATGAAGCGCGCGTCCGGAGCAGGTCGATCCTCCTTCGATTGAGCTTCGCTGAAACTGGTCCACAGAGAGCGTGAACATGCACAAGGCATGGGAAACACTTTCTTCACCAGTTTGACAGCAAGGCTCAAACCCATTCTCTCTTTCCTTCCCTTCCCCTTCCTTCGGAGCATCGCCCTGGAACTGGCGATCTCCATCCACTCCTTACACTGTTTGAGGGCTGTGGTCCAAGTCGAACGTTTCTTTATACGAAGAAACGGTAACTGGATCGCATAGGCGTGTTCCAACGCCTCGCGAGCCCCACAAACAGCGGCTCTTAGAGCCACCACACTCTTTTGGCAAGAGTGCGGTAACCCCTTGGCACGGCTCGTCGAGAGACGGCCGACATTGCCCAAGGGTTGCCCTGCACCTTTCCCCCCACGAATCGACGGATTTAAAACGTGACTCATTAAGAGGGTCTATGTACGAAG